TAAATGGGCTAGCCAAACCAGCACAGGCGCTTGGTACTTCAAGGATAAGGAGTAGATATGGGCTATATCGCTTTTATTAATGGCAGTGGAGTCACTGTCGAAATAGATGATAGCGGTGTGCATCTAGTTAAATCTGTTATTACATGCGAGATGTGTGGCGATGACAGGGTTTTCAAAGATGGCACATGCTTTCGATGCCACGAATTGATCGCTCGTGACTAAATTCAAATGTAATGGGTGTAGTCGTAACACTGAGTTCTTATGGCTTGACCAGGCAGATATGCCAGATGGGTTCAAGATGTATCAGTGTATGGACTGTGGCTGTGTTGGTGTCAAGAATATAGCTGAGCAGAAAGATGCACCTAAAGATAGCAAGGTTAGTAGATGTAATAGCTGTGGGGCTTGGCAGTTTGACACACTGCCTTGCCACACGTGCTTATTGATTGGAGAATATGATGCCCACGTATGAATATAGCTGTAATGAGTGTGGTACTTATGGGTCAGTACATCGCACATATAAAGAGGATGATGGTGGGATGCTTTGTCCTAAGTGTGGACTAGATATGGCACGTATGTATTCAGCACCGGGCATTATCTTAAAGGGTACTGGATGGGGCAGTAAGCCGTGATACGACCTAAATGTAAATGCGGTAATTTAAGAAAAATAAAATATGAACATGGTAAAATGTTTATTGGTAGATATTGCAACCCTTGTTATAGGGCCAAATCTAATCATGGTAAAACCGATTTAAGTTATAGGCAACATAAAAAAGATTTTTGTGAATTGTGTGGCTTTATTGCAGTTCATAGCAGTCAATTAGACGTAGACCATATAGATGGTAAACGTGATAATAATGATTTAAGTAATTTACAAACCTTGTGTGCTAATTGCCACAGGCTTAAAACTTGGCAAAACAAAGATTTTGTTTATCACTTATTAGATGAGCCAGATAGTCAGCTTGTCTTGTTTGAGGACCTAGCATGAGCGAGGCTGGTTATGATTGTACTTGGATAGATCAGTATGAAATACACTGGAGTTGTAAGTTTGTTATTGTGAGGTAAATCACTGTCCACATAGTGAGATCATATCGTTATCATGTTTGAAAGGATTAGGTGGTTTATGGTAGGCTCAAAACAGCATTCGCTCCTAAAGCGAAAGGCTGAGCCGCCAAGGGGCTGGCTCGGAAGGTGCTGGCTATTTGGGTCGGCTCTATGCGTTTTACTTGCATCGCTTTTAGTAGTAGATGAATCTCACGCAGTACCAAGATCTACACATTACAAACAATACGCATTTATCAAACTCAACCACTCATTTACAGAGTTCTATTGCTTAGATGAGCTCTACCATGCTGAGTCACGTTGGAATCCAAGCGCTCGCAACGGCTCACACTATGGCATACCACAAGGTAGATCTAAGTACTTGGCACGTGTAAATGGGTTTAAGCAAGTAGACTGGGGCCTTAAATATATTGCTAACAGGCATCAAACGCCATGTAAAGCATTACATCATTTCAAGACTAAAGGATGGCATTGAGTAAAAGAGCTATAGGTAGTGGCAAGTGGCAGAAGCTACGCATACAGATACTAGATCGTGATGGCTGGGTGTGTGTAGTGTGTAATAAGCCAGCGCATACAGTGGATCATATAATCCCGAGAGTTAAAGGCGGTGACATGTGGAGTCCATCCAACTTACAATCAATGTGCAAGTCATGTAACAGCGCTAAAGGCGATCGTTTTTTTAATAGCATGCCGACCCCCCCTGTCTTTTTCAAACCTTCTCTCTCCAAGACAGTCCAGGTTATTCCAGACTCACCTTTTAATAAACCAGATACACTAAACTTTGATGAAGAATGATGCGGAATTAAGCCAGACTCAACGAGGGGTCGGGCTAATTGGCAGTACCACGCCTAGAGTTCACACGCCTTTACTTAAAGGTAAAAGCAAAGCGGACGAGGTGGCCGATCTAGCTGAGAAGATCGGTCTACCTTTAATCCCATGGCAAAGATTTGTACTAGATGATTTGTTATGTGTAGACGATCAGGATAACTGGCGTAAAAAGACAGCTCTAATACTGGTAGCTCGCCAAAATGGTAAGACCCATCTAGCACGCATGCTTATATTGAGCCATCTATTCTTATGGGGATCTAAGAACGTATTGGGCATGTCCTCTAATCGTAATATGGCATTAGATACATTTAGGCAAGTCACATTTACCATAGAAGATAATCAATTTCTAAAAGACCAGGTAAGACAGATACGCCTGGCTAATGGTCAAGAATCTATCAGCTTACTTAATGGCGCAAGGTATGAGATAGCCGCTGCTACTAGAGATGCACCACGTGGTAAGACTGCCGATTTTCTATACATAGACGAATTACGTGAGTGGACAGAAGAAGCATTTACAGCTGCACTGCCTGTTACACGTGCTAGGCCTAATTCGATGACATTAATGACAAGTAACGCAGGTGATGGATTTAGTACTGTGCTTAATGATCTTAAAGAGCGCTGTTTATCATACCCGCCAGATAGTTTAGGTTATTACGAATGGTCAGCACCACAGCACTGCAAGATACATGATCGTAAAGCCTGGGCATTAGCAAATCCAGCATTAGGGCATTTAATATCCGAAGAAACCTTAGAAGAATCAGTCAATACAAATAGCGTAGAAGCTACACGTACTGAGATGTTATGCCAGTGGATAGATAGCGCTGTAAGTCCTTGGGTATATGGATCTATCGAAGCATGTAGTGATAGCACATTAGAAATCCCTGTCGGGCCAATGACTATAATGGCCTTTGATATTGCACCTACTAGAAGATCTGGTGCTTTAGTTATGGGTCAATTAAAAGATGGAAAGATAGCAGTAGGTTTAGCCCAGTTATGGCAAAGCGAAGTAGCTGTAGATGAGGTTAAGATGGCTAGTGATATTAATGAGTGGGCAAAAAAGTACCACCCACACAAAATACTATTTGACAAATACGCCACACAAACTTTAGCTACAAAATTAGAGCAAAGTGGCTGGCGTATTGAAGATTGCAGTGGCCAGGCTTTCTACCAGGCCTGCTCAGACTTATCAGATGCCCTGGCTAACGTTAGGTTAGTACATAGTGGGCAAGCAGATTTAGTACAGCACCTTAATAACTGTGCAGCTAAGACTAATGATGCTGGCTGGCGTATTATTAGGCGTAAATCGGCTGGCGATGTTACAGCTGCTATCAGCTTGGCTATGGTTACTAGCCAATTAACTAAACCGCAACAAACTGCGCAAATTATTGTGTAACTTGCACCAATAGTCCGATTTATGGTATAAAGTATATATATGGGTCTATTGTCTGCTTTGGGTATAACCAATAAAAATCAAACTGTCCAAGCGCAATACGCCCCTGCCGTTATGGGCGATAACACTATCCAATTTGGTTATAACACATTTGGATTTGGCCCAATGGATAGAACACTGGCTACCCAAGTACCAGCTGTTAATCGATGCTTAAATTTGATTAAAGGCGTAGTCGGATATTTACCTCTAGAGCTATACAAAAAATCTACAGGTCAAAAATTAGGTAAGCCAGTATGGTTAGAACAGCCAGATATTAGACAACCAAGATCTGTAACTATAAGTTGGACAGTGGACTCACTCGTATTCTATGGCCAGGCTTTTTGGCGTGTTACAGAAGTGTTTGCAGATGATTTAAGACCTGCAAGATTTGAGTGGATTGCTAATAATCGTGTAGTAGCTCAAACAAATCAATTAGGTACAGAAGTTTTATATTACACAGTAGATGGCGCTAAAGCACCTATGGTCGGTCTTGGCAGTTTAGTAACATTTCAAGGATTAACACAAGGCGTATTACAAACCGCAGGTAGAACAATACAGGCAGCATTAGATTTAGAAAAAGCAAGCGCTGTAGCTGCACAGACACCTATGGCAACAGGATTTATTAAAAACACTGGCGCAGATATGCCAGAATCACAAGTACAAGCATTATTAGCAGCTTGGAAGGCAGCACGTCAAAATAAATCTACAGCATATTTAACTAGCACATTAAGTTATGAGCCTGTTGGCTATTCTCCTAAAGATATGATGTACTCAGAAGCGCAACAGTACTTAGCAACGCAAATCGCTAGGGCTATGAACGTGCCAGCGTATTACATATCAGCAGATATGAACAACAGTATGACTTATCAAAACATTTTAGATGGCCGCAAAGAATTTGTTGCATATTCGCTACAACCATACATTTGTGCTATAGAAGATCGCCTATCAATGGATGATATAACCCCACGTGGTCACGTAGTTAAGTTTGCACTAGAAGAATCATTTTTACGTGCCGACACAATGAAGCGCCTGGAAGCAATAGAAAAAATGCTGTCACTAGGCTTAATAGATGTAGAGCAAGCTAAAGAGATGGAACAAATGACACCTAACGGAAATGAGGACACTGATGTTACTTACGTTCAGTAGCCAGATAGAAAGCGCAGATGGCGAGCGCAGAGTAATTGCAGGCAAAATTGTGCCATTTGAAGTACCTGGCAACACCAGTGCTGGCAAAGTTGTATTTGCTAAAGGCTCAATAGAGGTAGGCGACCCTGGCAAGATTAAAATGCTAATGCAACACCGCAACGATAAGCCTATTGGTCGTATGCAGAAGTTTAATGAAGCAGAAGATGGTATTTACGCTAGCTTTAAGATTAGCGCTAGTATGCAAGGCTCAGATGCGTTAATGCTTGCAAGTGAGCAGCTAATCGATGGCCTATCTGTCGGTGTAGATGTAATTAAATCATCACAGAAAAAAGATTATATTTATGTAACTAAGGCACAACTTAAAGAAGTTAGCCTAGTTGAGTCACCAGCATTTACAGAAGCACAAGTAACTAAAGTTGCCGCTAGCGAAGGCGAAGCGGATGCAACAAATCAACCAACTACGGAAAGTGAGGCTATAGTGGAAAACACTACAGAGCCAACAGTAACACCAGTGGTTGAGTCAGCTCCAGTAGAAGCCGCACGCCCAACAGTTAGTGCATCCTTCTATACAGAGCCACGCTCACCAATTAAAACACAAGCTCAATTCTTAGAGCACTCAATTAAAGCCCAAATGGGTAGCCATGAGTCTGCACAATGGGTATTAAAGGCAGAAGCAGATGTAGCAAAGTATTTAACAGCTGCAGATGATTCATTTACAACCAACCCAGCATTTAATCCAACACAATTCGTACCAACAGTAGTAGATACCTTAATTGGATCACGCCCAGCTGTTGATGCAATTGGTACACGTGCATTACCAGCAGCAGGCATGACTATCTCAGTACCAAAGATCACTACATCTGGTACAGTGGCAGAAACTGCAGAAGCAGCAGCACCATCAGAAACTGGAATTGTGTCCAGCTATGTAAATCTAACAGTCAAGAAGTACGCTGGCTTACAGCGCTACAGCCTTGAAGTTCTAGAGCGCAGCTCACCAGATTTCTTTCAAGCTATGTTAGATAACATGACACGTGCCTATAACAAGGCAACAGATGCAGCAGTAATTGCAGCACTAACAGCAGGTGGCGCACAAGCTAACCCACAAGCTGCAACATCTAACGGAATTATTGCTTACGTAGCAGAGCAAGCACCAGCTGCTTACCTTGCAACAGGTGAGTTGGCAACTGCTTACATCGCTGGTACAGGTCAATGGAATCTTTTGATCGGTGCTAAGGATTCAACAGATCGCCCAATTTACACAGCATCACAGCCAATGAACGCAGCTGGATCAGCTTCACCACGTTCACTACGTGGAAACGTATTAGGTTTAGATCTATACGTAGATCAAAATGCAGTATCTACTGTAATTGATGAGTCAGCGTTTATCGTTGTACCATCTGCAGTATCTATCTACGAATCACCTATCCTACGCCTAAGCACAAACATCCCAACATCAGGCGAAATCGAAACAGCACTATATGGCTACATGGCCGTTGGTGTATTAGTACAAGGTGGAGTCCGTCGCTTCAACCTAACCTAATAGGTTAAACAAAGTAATAATCCTCTGGGGTTTAGTAGCCCTAGCCCCAGGGGAGCTTTTTAAGAGAGGAATACAATGGCAGCCACCTATGTAACCAAAGCTGAGTTACGCACTAACTTAGGTATTGGCTCTTTGTATACCGATGCAGTAGTTGAAGAAGTATGTCAAACTGCACAAGATTTATTAGATCAATACCTTTGGTATAACGAAGCACCAGTAGTCGGTGCAAGTTTGTACAGTAATGTTGCAACTTTAGTATTAGCAAACCCTGGCATATTTGTAACAGGTCAAACTATTAGCGTAGAAAATTGTGGCAACATTTATGGCGGCTCACACGTTATTACTGGATCATTCCCAGGCACTACTACGCCAATATCTATCGGCACAGCGTTTTTAACTAACCTAGCATTTACTAACTATCCATCTGGCTATTCATTTATTCAGTTTGCTAAAGTACATGCAAACGATCCATTTCATAGAATTATACCTAGCGGTAAAGTTGTAGGCCCAGATAAAAAAGACACAGATTATAGTGCGACCCCCGCAATCAGAGAAGCAGCGATGATCATAGCTGTAGATATCTGGCAGGCTAGACAAGTTAGCCAAACTGGTGGGGTAGGTATGGATGGGGTCAGTGCTAGCCCTTATCGAATGGGTTATCAGCTGATCAACAGAGTACGTGGCCTCATCCAGCCATATTCTAACCCTAATTCACTGGTAGGTTAATATGCCAGCTGCGATTACCACACTACGTAGCACACTAGCCACAGATCTTACTAACGCTGGCGTGTGGTCAGTATTTGCTTTTCCACCAAGTACTCTTCTTGCCAATGCAGTCGCAATCACCCCTGGCGATCCTTACATCGTACCAAGCAATAACGATCATGTAACAGTATTACCTTTAGCAAACTTTAGAATCTTAATCACTAAACCTGCGTTAGATAACCAGGGTAATTTGGCTGGTATGGAAGATTACATATTAGCCGTAGTAACAAAGTTAGCAGCATCATCGCTGACACTTAATATATCAAGCATTTCGGCT